TGGTAATAAAGTGGAAGTTGTTCCAGATGGTCAGCATCTTCAGAGAACCAAAGAGCAATATATTATTTCTGATGACGTAATGAAGATTAGGTGTGGGGAAGGTAATGTAGAAATCCAAGCAGGCCAGCCTGATAAAGACTTTCTTGGTAGGAACAGTCCTGGTGGTCGCCAATTTATCATTATGACAGCTGCTAAAGTTATTGTTGCTAGTAGTTTGGAAGTTTGTGGAGATATTACATTTTCTGGTGAAATTAGAAAAACTAGTGGATGCTCAGTGAATGGTGTTATTAAAGGCAAAAGAAGAGGCACTCAAGCTGACATGGAATGGTTAGAAGCCTGGAAGAAGCAACAAGAAGATGCAGGCAAATGGACTAATGATTTTACACAAGATGCAACTGACTTTAGTGGTGGTGGTTTAGCAGTTTAATGATTAAAGAAATAAGAAGATCAGATAAATTTGGTTGGTTAAATAGTCTAGGAGGAGCGCCGGTAGAAGGTTATAGCATACCTCTAACTGAAAGAAAAAACTTTTTACCTATTCCATCATATCTTAAATTGAAAGATGAAGATATACCAGATAGATTAGAACAAGTTGATCCTGATGTAGATTCTTTGGTTACTGATAACCCTCAATTGTCTAAAAACTTCAGAGCAAATAAACTAGTGAAATTTTCTCTAAACAGTCAAGGTCATTTATATGATAATAAATTCATATATAAGAATCTTCAAAGATTATGTATTGAGGCATTACAACCTGCTACTGATTTTTTAGATATTGTTCCTACAGTACAAGTAGGTCTTGTACAAGCTGATAATACTCAGGGTATAGATCCAGATGGAATTATATCAGACTTTACTAAAGGTAATGCAGCTGAGTTTAATTTTCCAAATGAACCAGACCATGTTGCCTATAGAGTTTTTGAGTATTTATTAGAATTTAGTTTATTTGATAGACTTCGCTTTGACAGTGCTACCTATTCTAAACCTAGCATAATTGTTTCAATTAATGAAAGAAGAAGAAAATTAATCTCACTAAGAAAAAATTAAGGTATTTAAATGAGATCTCCAATAGTAAAAGACATTTATTTTTCTGACTTGGATACTATGTTTACTAAAAGTCCATCGTCTGATGATGTTTTGAGTATTAGTAATCTCGAATCTATAAAAAGATCAGTTAGAAATATTATTAGTACTAACAAAGGTGAAAGAAACTTAGATCCAAATTTTGGATCCCATGTAAGATATTACTTGTTCGAACCAGATAGTGATATTGTTAGATTTGCTATTGAAGAGGAGATTAAACTTCAATTAAAAAACTTTGAGCCTAGAATTGACGTTATAAGTGTTGATATCACTAACACTGGAGAGAGTATTGACAATTACGAATTATTAGTAACTATTATATTTACTCCAATAAATAGTCAGAACGAAGTTAGTCTTAATTTAGTGTTAGAGAGAGTAAGATAAATGGCAGAACAATATCTTTCAGTTGGAGAGCTAGATTTTGACTCCTTGAAACAAGATCTTAAAACTTATCTGAGAACTCAAAATCAGTTTAAGGATTTTGATTTTGAAGGTTCTAATATGGCTGCCATTTTGGACCTCTTAACATATAATACATACATTAATGCATATTATTTGAATCAGGTTGGTTCAGAATCATTTCTAGATACAGCACAACTTAAAGAGTCTGTAGTATCTCATGCTAAAGAATTAAATTATACTCCAAGATCCAGGAACTCATCACAAGCTGTGGTTAATTTATCGTTACGAGGTAATCCCCTAGACGGTAATGCTATTATAGATAAATTTACTACCTTTACTTCAGAGCTTGGCGCTAACACACTTACCTTCTCTACAGATAGTGATATTGTAGCAATTAACGATGGTACTGGAAACTTTATAGCTAATAATGTAACTATTTATGAAGGAAGTGTTGTATCCGAATATTTTAATATTGGAACATCAGATACTAAGTTAGTGATTTCATCATCTAACGTAGATATTGATAGTATTGATGTTACTGTACAAAATAGTTTGTCTGACTTATCTAATACCTCTTTCTTAAAAGCTGAAAATTTATTTAATCTTACTCCAAACTCTCCAGTATTTTTTGTTCAAGGATTTGGTGATAATAAGTATGAAATAGAATTTGGAAACGATGTGACTGGTAAGAAACTAACAACTGGTAATATTGTTAGAGTTAGATATAGAGAGACTATTGGTGAAGAAGGTAACGGCGCTAGAGAATTTATTACATCTAATAACATTATAAAAGCTACTACTGTATCTAGATCGACATTAGGTGCTGATAGAGAAAGTATTAACTCAATTAGATTTAATGCTCCTCGTGTTTTCTCCACGCAAGAAAGAGCCGTTACTGTAGAAGATTATAAGGCTCTTGTTCTAAAAGAGTTTCCTACTATAGAAACTGTAAGTGTGGTTGGTGGTGAAAAACTTAATCCTCCAAGATTTGGTAAGGTAGTAATTATTCCTAAGCCATTTAACTCTAAAATTGCTAGCAGTTCCTTAAAGAATTCTATTGTAGAGTTTCTTAAAAATAGAGTATCTATTAGTACAGAAGTTATAACCAGTGATCCTAAGTTCTTAATTCTTGATATTAATTCCTTAGTTAGATTCAACTCTACACAAACTACTAAGAGCCTAGAAGACATTAAAAGTAATGTACTATCTAGCATACTAAATTATGGTAGCAATAATTTATCTGAGTTTGATAAAGACTTTAGGTACAGTAAACTCCTGTTTGATATTGATAATACAGATACTAGCATTATTTCTAACAACACTAAAGTTAGAATGGCTAAAGAGCTTTCACCGTCTATTAGAACATCCTTAGACTATGTTTTAGATTACAATAATGCTATAGTAAAAGGTTCAGTAAGATCTTCTTTATTTCTTACTATAATTAATGGTGTAAATTTTGAAACTTACCTTGAAGATAATAACGGTAAAATAATGCTGGTTAGCGAATCAAGAGGATCTAAGGAGATCTTGGATTATGCAGCTGGCGACATTGACTATGATGCTGGTATACTTAGATTAAATAGATTTAAAGTAGATTCTTATTTGAAAAGAGGACGAATTGCGTTTGGTGATAGAGTTCAAATTTATGCACAGAATGTAGATTCAGACATTTTGGTAGAAAATGATCAAATCATTCTTATTCAATCTTTAAATACTAATGTATTAGTAACTGGACAGCTGACTGATGACTAACAGATTTAGCCGAAGTGAGAAGAATACTAATCATTTTGTTAAATCGCAATTTCCAGATTTTTTCTTGGACGAAGGTGAAGGAATTGTAGACTTCGTAGATTCTTACTACAAACACCTCTCGGCCAATACAGGATTTAAAATACGAGATCTCCAATTGCAAGGAGACATTGATACTACTTCTAATACAAACTTAATTAAATTTAATAATAAGTATACCTTTGGATCAGGTAGATTCATTAAGGAACTGCCTGCTGTTATTACTGGCGATCTTAGATTTATTATTAAGCATATTAAGGACCTTTATAGATCTAAAGGGACTGAGAGAGGAATTAAACTATTTTTTAGATTAGCATTTAACGACTCTCCGGAAATATTTGTTCCTGGAAGATCTCTTTTTAGGCCATCTGACTCTGTATTTGTAAGACCTGAAATTGTAGAAATCTTTGTAGGTGAAGGAAATAATTTAAAATTTATCACAGATCTAATTGGTACTGATGTTATTGGATCGGTGTCTGGTGCTACAGCTCTGGTTAAAAATGTATTTAAGAAGACTCTAGATGATAAAGAGTACTTGTACCTAGAGCTCGATAATGTTCAGGGCAAATTTGTAACCGAAGATAAATTGATAAGACCTAACTACTCAAGAGTAGAAAGAGTAGTAGCCCCTAAGGTAGTAGGACCAATCAACAATGTAGTTATTGAAGATGGTTCTGAAAATATTCCTCTAGGAACTGTGTTTACTTCTTTACCCTATAGAAAAGGTTCTGAGCTAAAACTTTCTGTAACTGAACTAGAAAATGTATTAGGTACATTTAAGCTTAGAGGTGTAGTAGGATATGGCTATTCCTCTAAGTCTAGCGTTATAGTTACAAGAGCCCCAGGAGAGTCTAATCAAATACAGAGAGGTAAGTTTAGTGTAGTTGTTGCTGACGCTTACTCATCTCACTTAGTAAATGGAGATTTGTTAAAGGTTTTTGATGGTCTAACTATAGGAACTGCTAATGTAAATGGATATATTTTTGACAGTACAGATCCTGGTAATGCATATAATGTATCACCTATAGGGGACATTCTTTCTAACGAAACAAGAACATATGGTAGCATTGGAAGAATAAATGTTAATGAGACTCCTTTGGAATACAACGGTGTAACTAAACCATTTATAGCTATAAAAGATATTACATTTTCAGCAAACCAAAGCGGTAATGTAACTATCTCCAATACTCTCTTAGTTGCTTCTAAAGAGATATTCAGTAATAGTTTGATTTCTGTTGCCAATACTTTTACCGGTAATGTGTCTATATTTCAAGCTAATAACAAAGTAATTGGAACTGGAACTAATTTTACTCAAGATTTTAAAGAACATGATGTGATTAAGGTAATGACGGATGAAGGTCTTCCAACTTACCATAATATTGATTACATATCCAATTCTACTTTTATGACTTTAGGACAAGATTCTCCTTATGATTTGTTTAATAATGAGTACTCAAAAGGATTTGTGAATTACGTTAAGCTAATTAATAGCGATGGCGAATCTACTGTGAGAGCTGTAAATAATTTTGTTAATAGTACTGCAGTTTATTTGGATGATAGAGTTTTAGGAACAGATCTAACATTAGACAATCCTTACTTTACTGTTAGGATAGGTTATAATACATCTAATACTAATTTCAGCAAAATAAACGATCCTATTAAATCAAGAGTAAGAAGTGGTTTGACATTTACTAACGTTGAGACTGGAATAGATGCAGATTTTAATTACTCTATCAAATCAGCGCAAGGTTCTGTTTCAACAGTTAATATACTCAATGCTGGTTTTGGATTTGTTCCTGGGGAAGAGGTAGGATTAGTATCTGAGGATCTTACTCCTAAGATTAATATTATAGATAAAGAAGGTACTGGTACTGGTGCTCAGGCTTTCCCCATTACAAATGAATTGGGTAAAATTACAGACATCATAGTTCTTAACGGAGGATCAAATTACCTATCTCCATCTGCTAGTGTTGTAGGCGGGACAGGGACAGGAGCTGTTTTAGATGTAAACAGTCTTGGCGGTGTTATTACATCTATCTCTGTTTCTAATAACGGAATTGATTACTTTCCCTTTAAGTATATTAATGTATTAATTGAGAAGGGAGGACAGTCTGTACTCGAGGGAAGACATACAACTATTAATTCTAATCTTAATCAGTCTATAAAGCTTCAAGATAGCGACTACTGGCAAGAATATTCTTATGAGATTAAATCTACGATTGATAGCCAATCTTACAAAAATACTGTCGATAGCTTAGTCCATATGTCAGGAAGAAGGTTCTTTACCAAAAACTTAATTAAAGATGAGATTTCTATTTCTACTAATATATCAGAGGAGAGCGTCACGGCTAGTGGCGTATAACAAATATGGGAACAACAACAAGATCCTTATCTCATAGCCTTGGAATGGTCACTGAGTTATCAACATATAATCAGAATGTGTATATCTTTGTATCAAAGACTCATGATAATAATAATGAGAATGTTGCAGAAATAGCTAATACAGAAAATTATTATACATCTATTCACAATCCTATTAGAGAAATGGTTTTTGGTAAGAAGATTCTTCCAACTGATGTTTCTCCTGTTATTGCTAGATACAACTGGTCTGCTAATAACATTTACCAAGCTTATTCAAACAAGTCCAATACTCTGTTTACTATTAGCGATTCTGATATAGAAAAGTCTTTCTACGTCTACACATCTTCAGGAAATGTTTATAAGTGTATTGACAATAACGAGTCGTCTTTTTCTATTATAGAACCATCACATGTTGATCTCTCTCCAAGAAAAGAATCTGACGGGTACGTTTGGAAATACATGTATTCTGTTCCCTCAGATTCTAAATTTATTACATCTGAATTTATCCCTGTTGTATCTAATACTGAAGTAGGAGCAGCATCCACTCAAGGAATAGATAGAATCTATTTAAAATCTGGTGGTAATAACTATATTGAATCAGTAAACGGAACAGTTGTATCTGTAGTTTCAGATTCTCAATTTATTATTGAGCCTAAGCCATTGTCCTTTTCTAACGGATTGGTTTTTACCCCAGAAAATAACTTCTTTAATAACACATCTATTTTATTGTTTGAACCAGGTGCTAAAGCTAATGGCAGCTTGTTTACCATTAATACATATTCGTCAGCTACTCGGTCAGTTAGAATTGATGGACCTCATACCTTTACAGGTTTTACTAAATATGAAATTTCTCCCAGGGTTAGAATACTAGGAGATGGTTCTAACGCAACAGCTATTGCAACTGTAGATCCATCCAATAAAACTATTACTAAAATTGATATAAAGAATGCTGGAGATTCATATTCTTTTGCAAACGTAATTATTAGCGCTAATACAGGCGAAGGTTGTATAGCAGAAGCTGTTATTCCTCCTAGAAAAGGTCACGGCCATGATCCTCATGAAGAATTGAATTCGGATAAGATCATGTATTCAATTACTGTTGAAGGTAATGAATCAGATTCTATTACTGCTAATCTTCAAAACGGATTTAGAACAGTAGGAATTCTTTCAAATCCTTCTCCTGCCAACGTTGCTTTTACAGGAACAGTTTCTACGTTATCTGGCCAGAACATTATTACTGGATCAGGAACACAATTTCCTACTGTGTTTAATAATCCTAATCTGAGCGACGTAACAGGTCTTACAGTAGATACTATCAACACAGCTCCTCTTTCAAATACTCTTATTTCTAATACTTCTAAAGCATCCACTATGGTTAGCTTGTTTAACGAGTTTAATAAACAAATTACTAACCAACAAGTTATGACAGATAGTATTATTGTTGAGGGAAGAGACTTTGATGAAAATTATGAGGTGTTAAACGTTTCTTCAAATACATTAATGTATTCTAGAATACCGTTTGCTGGAACTCATGTTAATGTCCCTTTCCGAAAGGCCTATAAAGCTAATACATTTAACAATGTAATTAGACTTACTGTTGATCAATCAGATCTCTTTAGTAATGGTGAGGTAATTACTTCTATCGATAAAGACTATTTTGGAACCCTGGTTAATCAATCTGCTAATACACTTGTTATAGTAGGAACTAAATTTCCATCGAATATTACAGTGAGAGGCGACGTTTCTGAGAACACAGCTAACGTAGTAATATCAGAAGTATCTAATTCTTACGTAGACGGATTATATGGTCACTTGTTGTATATAAATAACATATTGAAGGTGTCTAAAACTGACTCCAGCAATGTAGAATTCAAAATTGTACTTAAGGTTTAAGATGTCAGATATTAATACAAATCTCAACAATGCTCCATATTTTGACGATTATTTGGAAAGCAAGCAATTTTACAGAATCTTGTTTAAGCCGAGTACTGCTGTTCAAGCAAGAGAGCTCTCTCAGATTCAGTCTATCCTTCAAAAGCAAATTGAACGGTTTGGCTCTCACGTATTTAAAGATGGCTCGCCCGTTCATTCTGCAGACATTAACATTATTACAGAAGCTAATGTAGTCAGACTGAAAAATGCATACTCTAACAATAACGTTGTTGATGTAAATGCTATTAAGAACTACTCTAACAACGTATTCGTTAAATCTCAAACTACTGGTCTTGAAGCTAAGCTAATTCATGTTAAAGAAGGCTCTCAGGCAGAGGCTCCTAATACTAAGAGACTTTATGTACTGTATCGTAATACCGATAAGACTCAGACCAAAACTACTTCCGGAACTCTGAGCGTTACTAGTGGTTCTAATACTGTTACAGGTACAAGCACAATCTTTAATAGCTATGCTGTAGGCGATGTGGTAACACTGTTTGAAACACCTACAAGAGGTAAGGTAACTTTCAATGCTGTTATTAGATCCATTGCTAACAACAATAGTATGGATCTCTCCAGAAAAGTTAACTTTACTAACACAAGCATTGCAGACACTAACTACATTATTGCAAGCGATATCACAAAATTTGGAGTTATCGGAACAGCCGCTAGTCCAGAAGTATTAGATGTATTTTCTGAGTCGATAAGAAATACTCAGTCCAATACTGTTAACACTACTATTACATCAAATACATTTAATGTCTCTTATACAATTGCTAACACTGAAAACTTATCTGTATTTGTAAATGGATCACTTCAGAAGCTTACAGAAGACTATACAGCTAATACTACTACTGTTGTCACTAAAGTAGATCTCTCTAATCAAGATATTATTGAGATTAATGAAAAAGAATTAACTCAAGTATTCTCTGGATTACAGTGTTTCTCTAGTGCTGGTGTGGCTTGTTCGGAAAATGCAGTTCTAATCAGAAATGAGGAAGGTGTAGTATATCACAAAGGACAGTTCTTAAATATCAATCCTGGTTATGCGGTCGTTTCTGATAATGTATCTGGAGCTAACAATAAAGTTGTTTCAATCAACTCCAATGAATCTATTGTATCATTTAAGCAAGACGGATCTTTATTAGACAATGCTGCTGGATTCAATAATGAGGTTGCACCTGGTGCTGATAGATTAAAGATTAATCCAGTTCTTGCCGTTTCCAACACTACAAACAATGTTAATCAATCTGCCGTAGCTACGTTATTGGAATTTAACGAGCGTGGTGAGTTAAGAATTAATAATAATGATCCACAGTATGCTGAGCTCGGAGATGTTCTTGCTGTTAGAAAGGACGAAACATCTGGTAACTTTACTACAGACGAATTTGAAGTAACAACTGAAGCTCATGGATCTAACAACGATTTGTTCTACGCTGTAGTTGGCGAAGGGTCTGGATATGTAAATGGTTACAGAGTAACTACCGTTGGACCAACTAGAAAAGAACTATCTAGAGCAACTACCAACACATCCTTCAATGACGTAGAATCTATTTCTCTGCAAGGTAATAGAATTAGAGTATATGGTCTTGTTGGTAATATTATTCCAAACTACGAATTAGACTTCGTTAAGAATACTAGCGATGGTGCTGCTATCGGTATGTACAGCAACACCACTAACTTTAACTCTTTTATCTCTCAAACATCAGGAGAAGTCCCTACCGGTTCTACAAGAGTAGGTAAGGCGTTAGTTAAGAGTGTTGAGTTAGTATCTGGAACTCCAGGTACTAATAATGCAGTTTACGATATTTCCCTTTATGATGTTGTAGCTAATACCTCACAAAATATTTCATCTGCTAGATCTATCTCTATGAGAGTAGATGCTTCAGGCTCGCAACAGAATGCAACTGGATCTGCAGATATTGTTCTCTTAAGTGGAAATACAATTTTAAGAGATACAGAGAAACTGCCATTTAACGATTTTGGAGAGACAGCTCTAAAGTCGTTTACCGATTCATTAGGTTCTACAGACAATTCGTTTGTGTTTAGAAAGCACTCTAATGTAACTGACGTTTTCAATGCTAACGGCGTTATTGTTATTGATGCTGATGATGAGACAGATTACTCCTTCAATAGTTCTATCGGTGCTTATACAACAGCAGAAAAGAACAATCTGATCATCACTCACTTAGGATCAGAAATTTCTTGTTCTTCGCTCGGAACATCCTCATCCTCAGGTACAACTGTTACTCACCCAGTAGCTCTTTCTGGCCTTCTTCACGTGGGCGATGTTATTCAAGTAGATTCCAGTATTAAGAGTCCTATTGTATCTATCACTAACTCTACAACAGTAGAAGTAGCTGATACTATTGGTACTAACAGCGGCACGCTTACAAAGTATTTACCTAAGGGTAAAGTAATTCCTTTAGATTCAGATATGGTAAACACTGTACAAGCTGATAATAGTTTGTTCATTAAGATTCCAACATTGGACAATGGTAACTGGAGCGGTACTTCTACTGTTACTGCTACATATGAATTCAATGCTACCGATGTAAAGCATGCTAAGAAGATTGTAAGAAAAGATAGATACTTCGCATTCAATACCGCCAACAACGCTGCCGGGCAAGTTGGTCCTTGGAGAATTGGAGATGCTGTTGATGTACATAAAGTAACTGGAGTGTACATTGTAAACAACGGTGCTGCTTCTGTTACTAATACAACAGTATCAGATGTATCTGGTCTTAAAAATTACGTTAATGGTAACTTCTTTACCTTTGATTCTGGACAAAGAGATTTCTTCTATGACTATGGATCTGTTAGTCTTACTAATAAAGGCTTAACTAGAAACATTCTTAATGATAATAGTACTGTTATTGTTAAGTATGATCACTTTGAAGTCGACACTTCAGAGGGTACTGGTTACTTCAACGTTGATTCCTATCCAGTAACAAATCAAAATACAGCTAACAACTCAACTATTTTGTTAGAAGAAATTCCTACTTATGTTAGAAGCAACGGTGAGAAGATCGATCTTAGAAACGTAATCGATCACAGACCAGCTAAGACTTCAACAACATATGATAACTTGTCTGATGCCTTAACTAACGCTGATACAGTTTCTTCTAGAACTAATACTAACAACAACGGATTTGCTGTAGCTTTAAAAAACGATAGTGAATTTGTTACAGACTTCTCGGTATATGATTCTAAAAGAGTAGACGTATATATCACCGAGAACAGTAACCTAGAAGTTTCTACATCTAAGGCTAAAAACATTCTTGCTCCTAAGATTGAGGGAGGAATGCTTGTCGCATCGTTAGGTGTATCACCATTCCCATCTCTAACAGAAAAGGAAGTGTTTGATTTAGAGAACACATCTACTGGTGGTAAGCTGGAAGGTACTACAACAGAATTCAGTTCCGAAGACAAAGATATCGAAGTAGATACATATAATATCAGAGGATATACGATGAAGGACATTGGAGCTCTTCATCAAAGAATAGATAATCTTGAATATTACGCTTCAATGAACTCTCTTGAAAATGAAATGTTCAATAAGCAGTTTAAAAATGCTTCCGGTCTAGAAAGATTTAAGAACGGTATCTTTGTTGATCCTCTTATATCACATCAGTTTGGTCAAACTGAAAACTCAGATTATTCTGCTAGTATTGACCAAGAAGAATCTGTAATGAGACCTTTAACTGATGAAGAGTTGATTCAAGAGTTTGAGACATCTATTATTTCTGGTAATGTTATTAGAAAGAGCAATAAGCTCTTATTTGATTACACAGAAGTAGAAGCAATCAAGCAAGATAAGGCTACTAAAGTAAGACCTGCAGCTCCAGTAGCTGTTAAGTTCTTTGGTGAGTTATATTTGTTCCCAGAATACGATGTTGGCGTTGCAAGAACTAACGGTTCTCCTGTGACACCTAGAGTAAATCCTGGAGCATCGAGAGGTAGAGATAGAAATAGAAACAGACGTCGGCGTGGACGTCCAGTTTCTAGAACTCGGAATTTTGGCAACTGGAGACCCCGCAACAGACCTAGACGAGGAGAAGATAACAGACCTCGTAGAAGATTTAGAGTTGGAGCTCCTGTAAGACCGATTGCAGTTCCTATTACTAACCCAAGATTAGATTTTACTCCTGGTCCTACGCCTCGTGGTGTACAAGGTGGTAGCAGAGAGTTTATGTCTGGTTTGTCTAACTCTCCTTATATCAGAGTTATGGACATTGGATTTAGAGTATTTGGTTTAAGACCTAATACAATTCACAGCGTATTCTTTAATGGTGAGAATGTTGACGATAGTGTCACCAATGCAGTTCCAGTTGGTATTCGTCCATTATCAGAGGTTATTAAACTAGCACCAGGTGCCACTCTTCCAAGCAACAGTGAAGACTTTGATACTTCGATGACAGCATTCGAGGTTCTAAGAAAGGTTGGTAGAATCGGTGACACCTTAGTAACTGATTCCTTGGGATCTGCATCTGGCGTGTTTAGAGTTCCTTTTGAGAAATTCTTGCAGGGTGAAAGAGAAATGAGAATCGTCGACGTGGACGATCTCGAAACTGAATTTGATGCTATTCTTTCTGAAGCTTCTGCTAAGTTCTACTCAAATAGATTGGAAGCTCAGTTCAAGACTCTGCCACCTCCACCTCGCCCACCAGCACCCCCTCCACCATCTAATCCTCCTAGACCTCAGCCTTCTAGAAGACGCACAGGAGGACGCTCAGGAAAGAGAAGAAGAGATCCTATCGCTCAAACCTTCTTTGTTCCTAATGAGGTTGGAGCAGAAGCAGTATTTGCATCTAGTATTGACTTGTACTTTAGAACTAAAGGTAACAATCCAATCAGAACATTTATCTGTGAGGTGACAAATGGGTATCCTAATACTCAAAACATTTTGCAGGGATCTGTCAAGCGTCTAACACCATCTAACGTTAACGTTTCTGAAGATTCGTCTGTAGCAACTAGATTTACATTTAAGCATCCTATCAAATTGCTTACTGGAAGACAATATGCATTTGTGGTCAAGCCTGATTTGGACGATCCAGACTACGATGTATACTTCTCAGAGATTGGTAAGACTGATATCTTAACTGGTACTGCTGTAAATGAACAGCCATATACTGGTGTTGCTTACCTAGGTGCAAATGAGACAACATGGACACCTCTTCAGACAGAGGACATCAAGTTTACTCTGAACAGAGCTGAGTTTACTACTGGAACTGGTCTAGTTAGATTTATTCCAGAAGGCAGAGACTTTATTGCAGATTACGAAGACATCAGCTACATTAATAACTTTACCAGTATTGAAGAAGGTGACTATGTATTTGGAACAACAAGTGCAAGTACAGATCCAGCTGTAACAGTTGCTAATGTTAACACAAACATCGTAGGTGTTGTCAGCGAGATTGACAATATTGATAATACATTGACAATTGTTCCTTCTAGCGGTAACTTTACCACTTCATCTGCAAAAGTGTTCAGTACAGATCTTCGTAACGGTACAACTAGAAATACAACCAAGTATAAGTTTGCTTTCTACAGACCAGTAGATGGTAGAACGGAAATTGATACTCTTAATCAAGACAGATTTGTAGGATCTACTTTTGGTGTTCCAGAGGATCATGAATTTAGTGTTATTGTTCCTCAATTTACAACTGAGGTATTTGATACAAGTACAATCGACTTTAATTTTAGATACAATGCTTCTAATACTAGCTTCATCACTTTCGATACACCATCGGATGGAGAGGTTGAATATACAAAAGAGCCTATGATCTATAGAAGTAAGTCGAACGAGATTAACTCTGTAGCTAGTGCTCAAGGTAACACCTCGTTTGTATACAATGTAACAATGACCAATAGTTCCAATCTTACGTCTCCTATTATCGACTTAAGAAGAGCTACTACAGACTTAGGCGGTAACTTAACTACATCGCCTGATACTAGCAATAGTAACTTTATTGACGGTACTTCTATCGACAACGAGTTACAATCTAGTATCTACTCTGAGATGTTCCAAGGTGCTGGTGAATCAAACATCAGATATATTTCTAGAGTAGTCGAGCTCGCTGAAGGTCAGGATGCAGAAGATCTTAAAGTATTTGTAACTGCATACAAGCCTGCAAGAGGCAGAGTAGACGTATTCGTGAGAGCTTGTCATAGATTTGAAGAAATCGAAGATCAAGTTTACACTCCAATGATTTTGGTTAATCCAGAAGACTATTCTGTTAGAGGCGATGTTAACGATCTTAAGGAGTTGGAATACAGACTTATGACTACAACTGAAAGATCTACTAACGAGTATGCTTCTATCATTACAGATACAACTGCTAGTGATTATGCTTATCTTTGGACTAAGGATTTCTTTGCAGAGAGCCTTCTTGCTACAAATGCAGATGGCGTTGCAGAGTACAAATCTAAGAATGGTAGCACTTATGATACTTACAAGAAGTATCAGATAAAGATAGTAGTATACGACACGGTTCCTGGTAACAACGGCTATGGTTCTAAGAGATCTGCTAATCCACCTCTTATCCATGACGTGAGGGCTGTAGCGTTACAGGTATAATATGTACAGAGTTGAAAAGTATATGAGAGACGAAGAATCAAATGCACTTAATAATTTAGATAATTCGTCTCTCGAAACATATAAAGCATCAAGGGTTAGAAACAACCAAATAAATACCTATATAGAAAAAGTTGATAAACTTAATGAAGATGTGACGGAAATAAAGAACATGTTAAAGGCGCTGTTAAATGGCAATTAATATAGCTAATACTACAAGTACAAATACGTTTGAGTATTGGAGGCTAAGAACCAATAACATGGCCAACGCCTTTAGAACAAAGGCGGTAACCACTAGCTCAAATACTACTCCAGGCAGCGCTGCTATCACTGGAACTTTCTCTGGTGGTAATTTAAAGGCAAATGGAACTACTCAATCCACCAGTACAACAACTGGATCTCTTCAGACGAGAGGTGGTTTAGGTGTTTCGAGAAACACACATATTGGTGGCAAGCTGGTTGTTACTGGTGTTAGTAATACAGCAAATGTTAATGTTACAGGAACAGTATTAGCAGATTATTTTTCAGGAAACGGAGCCAACGTTACATTTGTAGATGCTGAGACATTAGATGGGTTAAATTCAACTGACTATACTTCTAACAACTTTGCTATAGCTACCTTTACGACTAATAACTATGCTCAGTCTGATACATTTAAAGCTGATATTGGAGTAGTATCAAATAATTATGTTCAAGGTAGATATACATCTAACAGCTTTGCTAAATCTATCTTTACAACTAACAATTATGTCGAGGGTAGATTTACATCAAATAGTTTTGTAAAGTCTATCTTTACATCTAATAATTACGTGGATAATCAACTTAATACTAGAATTGGTATTAGAGCTACTAATACTTACGTGAAAGATACATTCACTTCCAACAACTACGTTCAAGGTAGATATACGTCTAACAGTTTTGCTAAATCTATCTTTACATCTAATAATTACATTAACAATCAACTTAATACTAGAATTGGTATTAGAGCTACTAATACTTACGTGAAAGATACATTCACTTCCAACAACTACGTTCAAAATAGATTTACATCAAATAATTTTGTAAAGTCTATTTTTAGCTCGAACAACTACGTTCAAGGTAGATTTACATCAAATAGTTTTGTAAAGTCTATCTTTACATCTAATAATTACGTGGATAATCAATTAAACACAAGAATTGGTATTAGAGCTACAAACAACTATGTGAAAGCTACATTCACTTCCAACAACTACGTTCAAAATAGATTCACATCAAATAATTTTGTAAAGTCTATTTTTACATCTAACAACTATGTCGATGGAAGATTTGCATCTAATAACTACGTTCAGGGTAGATACACGTCTAATAGTTTTGCGAGTGATACATTCACGTCTAATAATTACATAAACAATCAACTTAATACTAGAATTGGTATTAGAGCTACTAATACTTACGTAAAATCAACTTTNACGTCGAATAACTACGTGCAAGGTAGATTTGCTTCTAACAATTTCGTAAAAGATATTTTTGTATCTAATAACTACGCAGCTGACAGTTTCATGAGATCGGATCAGGATGATACTGTTACTGGTAAGATTACATTTACTACAACTGCTAACTTTACATCTACAGCTAACTTAGTAGGTGGGTTTGTAAAGCTTCCAAACACATCAAACATTTCGATAACCGGGATGGCTTCGTCTGCCAACAAATATTTAAGAGTTAGTGGAGACGGAACCAAGTTTGTATTCTCTAATTCGTCTGTCGCTAACACCGGTGATATTGGAGACATTCTAGTAGACTATGGAAGCATCTCTAATGCAGATGTCTTGGTGTGGGATGAGACTGTTCAAAAGTTTAGAAACTATCCTAGAGAATTGATTGATATTACTTCTATCGATGATATTGATGATATTAACATTCAAGACTCTCCAGGCGAACTTTTAATTAGAGTAGTTAATACTTCAGACTCAAACACATTTGCTGGAACATCTAATGGGTTCATTAGTGGTAGAATGAACTCTTTGTCTGAAAATCAATATACTGGATTAACAAATAGTTTAATTACATATACTTCAACTGGAAATTCTTTAATCCAGATTTATATGAATGGTGTTAAACTAAGTAATTCAGATTTTACTGTATCAAACAATAGTCACATTTCTTTAACTAATAATCCAGTTAGTTCTGATATTATTCAAATAGTACAGTACAATCCTCACGCCTTTGTAGTGAGCGATGGTACCCCTTCTGATTTGAATCAGCCTAGTTATTCAGATATAAACTTGAAAGAAAATATTCAACCTTATGAAGCTTCATCTTCTGTATTTGATATTGAAACATATACTTACTACTGGAAAGATAAATTTAGATTCCACGATAGACAGGAAGTAGGTTTTGTAGCTCAAGATATTGAGAAGTATGTTCCTCAAGTAGTATCTGAAAACTCTCAAGGCGAGAAGATGGTTGATTATAGTAAGATGACAGCAGTTCTTCTCTCTACGATTCAACAGATGAATAAGAGAATAGAACTATTGGAAAACAAAACCAGCTCCTGCTCATGTTCGGAGGAATAAATGGCTACTCCAACATCCAATACAGAGTTTAAAGAATTTTGTCTTAGAAAGCTAGGCAAAGGTGTTATTGAAATTAATGTAAGTAATGCTCAAGTCGATGATAGGGTTGATGAGGCTATCAACTTCTACCATGACTATCATTTTGATGGTACAGAAAGAACTTTTTATAAAAAGCAAATTACTCAAGACGATAAAGATAACCGCTACATTGTACTGCCCGATAATATTATCGGAGCAGTTAATATGTTTGATATAGGTGATGCTGATAATACTAACAACTTGTTTAACATTAGATATCAAATAGCTCTTAACGATTTGTATACATTAACATCACAGTCTCTAGTGCCATACTATATGGCATTCCAGCACCTGGAGTTATATGAACAAATTCTAGTTGGTAAACAGCCTATTAGATATAATAGAAACAAAAACCATTTCCATATTGATATGGATTGGGATAAGCTAGCTGTAGGTGAGTACCTTATTATAGAAGCATATCAAGTTATAGATCCTGATACCTATACTAAGATGTATAGTGATTACTGGCTGCAAAGATATGCTACTGCTCTAATTAAGATCCAGTGGGGTGAAAATCTTAAAAAGTTCCAGGGTATGCAAATGCCTGGCGGAATGATTATGGATGGTGTGTCTATATATAATGAGGGGGTCAGAGATAAGGAGCAGTTGGAAATGGAAATGAGAACATCATATTCTCTTCCAGCAACTGATATGATCGGCTAATGACAAGAAATGCATTCTTTAATCAATACACTACATCAACTGAGCAGAATTTATTAGAAGATTTAATTATCGAATCAATTCAAATTTATGGGTTTGATATCGATTATCTTCCTAGAATTTCATTAGGTACAGATTCTATTTACACTCAGTATACTAGCTCTGCTTTTGTAGATGCTATTCCAGTAGAGATGTATGTAAAGAATGTAATGGGCTTTGCTGGTGAAGGAGATTTTATTTCTAGATTTGGTTTAGAAATTAGAGACCAAGTAACCTTCACAATTGCTCAGAAAAGATTTAACCAAGAAGTGGCAAATGGTACATTTGTTAGTACATACTCATCTGCTAATGTAGAAATATCTAACAATGTTTTTACAGACGAAGCTATTAGTATATCAAGACCTAGAGAAGGTGATGTTCTATACTTCCCATTGTCCAACACTTTTTTTGAAATAAAATATGTTGAAAATGAAGAAGTGTTTTATCCATTAGGTAAGTTACAAACATACGATCTTAGATGTGAGACTATGGAGTACTCAGGTCAGATATTCGCTACTGGTAATACTACATTAGATGGATACATGAGAAACCTTTCGTCTGCAGTAGTATCTGGCAACACTGCATCTGGAGCAAACAATGTGGTTGGAGCTATCAACTATGAAATTCAAAAAGAGTTTGATGAGGTTGTTAACTTTACGGAAATAGATCCTTTTGCTAGTGGAGAATATTAATGTTAGGTCATAATTTTTTTCACGATCTTATTAGAAAGTATGTAGTTACATTTGGTACTCTCTTTAACGACATTAAATTGGCTAGAACTAATCGTCTGGGTCAAGTAATAGAGACAATTGAAATTCCACTTACATATGGCCCTAGAGACAAGTTTGTAACTAGGCTTCAACAAGATCCAGACTTAAGTGCTCAGACAGGATTAACACTTCCAAGAATCTCTTTTGAAATTGTAAGAATGGGATTTGATCCTTCAAGACAACTTCCGTCTATGAATAAGGTATTGAGTAAAAATCAACCTGAAAAAGCTAAGAGAATATTTTCTTATGTTCCTTACGACATTCAGTTTATGCTTAACATTTATACTATGACCAATGAAGACGGAGTAAGAATT